CGCGTGATGACGCCGCGCTTGGCCGCCTCGATCGGGTCAGCGTAGATCTCGCTAACCTCGTTGATCATCGCCTTAACGTCGTCGCCGGTCTGCAGCCGTCCAAAATTGAAATCGATGCCGTCTGCACCCGCGCGGACAAAGTCGCCTACCTGCTCTGGGCCTGTGGCTTTGATTGCGCCGGCGGCGTCGTAATAGTCTGCCGCGTTTTTGTCGGTCGCGCCCGCGCGCACTTCCATCGTTTGCGGGTCGGCGTACTGCAGGTTCTGCCGCGCCTGATCGACAACCGCCTGGTCCGGGCCGAGCGCGTCTAGCGCGGCGCTCGCCGGCGACGGGTTGATCGCTTCTCCGGCGTTCATGCCGGCGTCCTGGAACCGCTGCTGCCCTTCGGGCGACAGCATCTGCGGCGCGAGCTGTTCCTGGCGCTGCTGATACGGATCAGGCGCGCCCAGATCGCGTTTCGGCAGCATGCGCTCTTCCGATCCGGTCGGCACGCTTTCGGTCGCGCGGTCAGGCTGCTTCGCCAGCATGCGGAATATATCAAGGATGTTGTCGAGCTTGCCGGCTAACTGCACGCCGTCTGGAGGCAAAAGAGGCTCGCCGCGGCGCGATGCTTCGGCCGCCTGGTCAGATATCGCCATGCGTTATTCCTGGGTTTGGCCGTTTACGGGCGCGTCGATCATCCCCGCGCCAAGCGCCTCGTTTTCCGATCGCGAAAAGCTGCGAAGGATCTGCGTCAGCGGGCCGCCTTCCGCGTCATCGGGTGACAGCAGGATGCCGCCGCCGCCGCCGAGCGCCGCGATCTGCGCACCCTCTGGTGATTTGAGAAAATTCTTAGTCCACCTGACCATTTCCGGGAAATTGCGGATCAGCGCCTCGCTGCCGCCCAGCGTGACCAGCGCTTCACCGGCGTTCCGTGCCCGGTTGACCCACTCACGATCTTCCGGGTCGGTCGCCATAAGATCGCGAACAGCGACAGCAGCCGGATGTGTCGCGTCCTCCGAGATCATGTTGAACACGTTCTCGTCGTTGGGAGACATGGCGGCCAACCCGGTCAGGCCTTCGGCTAGGATCGACGCCACTAAAGGCGCCGCCTTTCCCAGGTTGGCAGCCTGCGCCAGCGGCAATGCGGCGCGGTAGCCAACCGCCGCCGGCAAGATGTACTGACCCGTCACGCTGCCGGCGACATCGCCGATCTTTGCCGGCAAGTTGTTTTTTGTCGCCGAGTCAGAAATGTCGTCGATCATTTTGCTGACGCGATCAACGTCTTCCTGATCGAATAGGCCGATGGCGGCGGCTGCATTGCCGGCGGCCTTGAAAACGCCGCGTGTCAGGCCGGCATAAGGCGCGTTTATGGCGGTCTCTATCTTGCCGAGGATGGATGGCCCGTCATCCTGGGGCGCGGGCCGCTTGATAGCGCCGGTGACGTACTGCTCGGTCGCCTGCTTATTGATCGCCACAGGCACGCCCTGGACCATGCCGTAAGCAACGCCCTCATCGTCGTATTCGACGGACGAGAAATCTGCCTCGCCCAGGTGCGAGAAATCGGTCTGCGCGATCTGGGCGGCGACTTCATAGTCGTCGAGATTCTGGTCGATCTCGCTCATCAATCAAGCAACTGCATCTTGACTTCCTCATTCAGAAGTTTGTTGAAACCGTTCAGGAGCAGGTCGCGAGAATTGTCTGCCATAGCAGCAGCCGTCGCTTTTTTGACGGCTGTGATATCGGCGCTCGCCGGGTCTGGGATCGCGGAACGAAGCGAGGCTCGCAGCTTTGAGTAGGATTCACTCAGCAGGCCTTGGCGATAGATTTTCATTTTTTGCTTAAATTGAACCTCGAAGCTTCTTACGATCTCTCTCGCTTCTTTGACGATCTCGCGCTTAGAGGCCTTCGGGTTCTCGCGAATCCACTCTCTGATCTGCCCTCTTGACCGGTAGAAGGCCTGGCGAGCCGGGCTATTGAGCAACTTGGCGTCGCTTTCCTTCGCGTAATAGAAGGCGTCTTGGAACACTTCGATCGCGGCATCTTCCCCTTCGCCGCGTTCCGCCTGCAGCCGCCGCAGCATGCTGCTGTACCAGGTCCGCGTGACCTGCCCTTTGCTCTGCTCCAGCTCGGCAAAGGTCAGGCGGTCGATCGACTCCTTCTCCTCAAGCTCTGTTTCCTTGGCTGTCGCCGCCGGGCCTCTCTGAGCGAAGCCGGAGCCACCAGCCTCTTCTTCCAGGAGCCTGTCAATCGCGTTGCGCTTATCGGGCGTCTTATAATACCCAGACGCCTTCAGCGCGTTGTGCAAAGCTTTCGCTTGCGCCAGCGACGCCGGGTCGCTCGTGTCGACGTTGACGATCGCATTGTACTTCGCGTCGTTGTCTGCATCAGCAGCCGCGCTCGCTGCCTCGCGCTGATCCTTGCGCAGCTTGATGATGCGGTTCGCCTGCTTCAGCGCATTGTCGGCAATGGTCGCGCGCTGCGTCTCTGTCAGGTTAGCCGTCGCGCCCTTAATAATCGGGTCGTCGATGCTGCCATCGCGAAACGAGGAAACGATGCTCAGCACATCAGCGCCAGGCTTGGAGATGTAAGCTGACAGCGTGTCCTTAGCGAAATTCTCGTAGAGCTTTTCGCGGCGCGCCTGAATGTCCTCTGGACCCAGATCGCCCGTGGCCTCTTCGAGGAGCAAAACCGCCTCCGCCGCGGCCTCCATACGCGTCATCGGGGACTGCGTGATATCGGTCGCTCTCTTGGTGCTCGACTGCGTCTCGATATCCAGGTTCGTTTTACGGGCTTCCAGAACTCGCGCGTTGTTTTGCTTGGTGAACGAGATGACGCTCTGCGTCTTCAGCTTATTAGCCGCGCTGGAAAACGCGCTTCGCGCCAAGCTGTTAGACATGCCGGCCTTGTACTTGTCTAAAAGCAACTGGCTCTCGGTCGTGAAGCCCTTGGCCGCCTGTTCCATGTTCGGATTCTTGAGCGCTTTATCCTGCGCAGCGGACAGCTCGATTTGGAACTTGCTGGCCGCTTCTGCCGCTTCGCTCTCGGCGCCAATTTGCGCGCGCTTGAAAGCAAAGTCGCCAACCTGCTTCCCGAATTGTGCAAGCTGCTGCCCAGCAGCAGCGGCCGCTCGGCCAGGCGCCTCCATAGCGGAAGAGTTGAGCTGGAGGTTCAGTATCTGCCCCTGACCCTCTTTCGGCAGCGCTCGCTGCGTTTCGTAAGTCGGCACTCGCATCAGGCGATCTGCGCTATCTGGGCGCCACCAAAGGCCATTTGTGAAAGGCCATTAAAGAGAGCTGTTTTGGCTTGGATGTCGTAGCTCATCTTCCTGGCGCGGGCCTCCAGCATGGAGATCTCGCCGCTAACCCGCAGGCCGGTCGCTCGCTCTCTCAACTGCCCGGCCTCGGTCGCGACTTGCAAGCGGCCGGTCTGGATGTCTTCCTCGGCCTCGTTCGCGTTCTCCATGAGCACGGCCAGGGGCGTGCCGCTGCTCGCGATGACGCCGGACTTTCGATACGCCGTGCCGGCGCGCGCCTGCACCTTGGAGAACTTCTTGCGGAAACGCAGCTCCTCGCGTTCGCCCACACGCTCGCGATATTCTGCGTTCTGATCAGCAACGCGCGCATTACGATCGGCGATCTTCTTATTATATTCGCCTGCGGCAATCGCTTGTTTGCCGGCGGCCTTGCTGCCTGTGACAGCGGCCGCCGTTCCCACCGCAGACATAGCAAGACCTGCTGACAGCAGAGCTACTTCAATGCCCATCGACCCAAGCCCACCTTTCATAATCCTGGCCGTCTACGCCGTAGCGACGCATCGTGCCTTCGTGTTCCATTCCTAGAAAACGTGCCCAGCGTGCCAGCTCCGGCCAATCGCTGCGCATCGCCGCTTGCACGCGCCACATTCCGTGTGCAGCGGCTATCTGATGTAGTTGGCGGCGCACCATCCTGGCCGCAGAGAGCGGATAGTTCTTCATGCGATCGGCGCCGAGAAGCCAGGCCTCGCCGACGCCGTGCCAGAGCGGATAGATCCCAGCAGCTCCGACTAGATATCCGTTATCAATTCCGGTGAACGCCATGCCTTCTTGCACCAGCGCCGGAACAAAATTTCCCAGCTTGTTCGACGGTCGGTTTCTTTCGTCATTCAAGCCGCCGCTCAGGAGATCCTCCGAGTGCGCGACCTCGAAAGGCACGAGGCGCATTACTGATCAAAGGTGCTCAGCGTCGCGTAGACCGCGAGGACGGTCATCGGTAGCGGCTGTTCTTGGCGTATCGTGATCTGCCCATCGGTGTCGTAGTTGCCGTTGAGCTCGATCTCCTTGTCGCCGGTGTAGAGCGCGATGGCTTCGTCCATCGCCGCCGACGATGATCGGAACGGCACGACGTCGAGGTTGTCAGCGTCTCTGCCGACCTTGAGGCCGACCGATCGATACAGCCGCACGGTCAGCTCGTTGATGCGCTTGATCTTGCCTTGGCTGGTGCCCATCGCACTGCCGGCGTCCACGCGCAGCGTGGTCATCGTCGAGCTGTAAGACAAGCCGACATGCGCCTTGGTGACGTAGCGATCCAGCGTGATCGCGCCAGAGCTTACCGTCTTGGGCGCGTGGACCGAGCCGTCAGCCAGGACGTTGATCGTTTCGCCTTCCAGGTGATCGAGCCCAGACAACGACAACGCAGCCTGTGTTACCGCCGCGCCGTCCGCGTGGATTGCCGCCACTCCGACGACAGCTCGCGTGCAGCCGGTGAGCTGGTTGGCTGCATTGCCAGTGTAGGTAATGATCTCGTTGCCGATCTTGACGGCGCCGCTCGCTGAGAACGACGTACTGTCGTCCAGCGTAATTGTAGTTGCCGCGGCGCTAATCTGACCGTTCAACGTATCAGACACGCCGGTATACGAGAGCGTGCTGTCGACAAACACCGCGTCGGTAACGTCGCTCCCAAAATCGAAATCCTTAATGTACTCGACATACCTCTTCGTGCCGCCGTTAATGGTGCGCCTCACGACCATCCAGACCTGGTCTTCGTCCAGGTCGCCTGGGATCGTGACAATGCGCTCGACGACGGCGTCGGTGCCGCCAATGATCTGCCGCGACCAGCCAATGACCTGCTCTTCTCTCTTGTAGGTCATTGTGACGATCTGCCCGTCACCGCGCACAGCCCAGACCACGCTGTCCGGTTCCTGCTGGTAAGCGAGCTCGGTCAGGCCGCCTTCGGTTATGTGCTCACTTATGATCGCGACGTCGGGCGCGACGTAACCGTCGACGTCGAAATTATACTGCAGCTCGCGGACTTTGCGTTTTGCGCGCTGCACGAACAGGACGGCGTTGCCGGCCTGAACAGGGGTGTGGTCAGACGAGCCATGCGCCGTCTGCTGTTTGATCTGCACGTTCGTCGGCGTGATCGCTTCGTCGGCGCCGCCGGCGCGGACAACGAACTCGCCGCCAGACGTGCCGACGATCAGGTTCCTAGTCGAAGCGAGGAACCTGATGACGTTCACCTCGTTCGACCCGATCGTGTAGACCATGCCGTCGTCGTCTTCGACGCCGGCTTCAAAATTCTCAAAATCGCCGCCCTGGCTGAAGAACAGCGTCTGCGGCTGGTCGTTGTTGCCGGCGAACACCAAACGCTGCTCGTAGAACGTCACAGCGCGCGGGTATCCGGTGCTCTCTGAGAAAGCGCCGAGAGCCCACTTGTCGGTGGCCTCCAGCTTGCCGGAGATTGTCACGCTGCTGCCTGCCGCTTCCGCGGCCAGGTCGGCGCCGGGGGCGAGCGTCAGCACGCTGTCGGTCACGTCTACCAGCAGGAACCCAGAGCTGGTGTTGTTTGAGGCTGAACCGCTGATGACGATCGTCTGACCGGCCTTAAAGCCTTCGTCCACGAAAGAAGCGGCGGTGTCCTCGATGCGGTCGTTATGCTCCAGGCCGGTGGCGTCCGGGTCGCCCTCATGGAACGAGAGAGTGCTCGCCGTGTAGCTCGGCAGTATTTCTGCGCGGCCGTCTTCGAGTTCCTGCGCTGTTCCGTCCACCTCCGTCGCGGAGGTGTAGTTGTCAATCTTGATGTAGCCTTCGTGGATCTTGACCAGGCGCCCGACGTCTGTGCTGAGGAAGGTGCTGGCGCTTGCGGTCAGCGTAATGCCGCTACCGCTGCGCGCAGATGCCGTCAGCGTCGTCGAGGTCGTGTTGATGTCGAGCATCGGGCCGCGCTGCAGCTCTACTTCTGTGATCGTCCAGGCGGTGTGGCTGGTGCGCGTAATCTTGTAGATAGGATGGTTCGGACTGACGACGTACATCGTGTCCGCTGCCTGGGCGAACTTGAGCGTGTCGAGATCCGAAGCGGTGTAGACGGTTGTCACCTCGACCGGCGAGCCGCCCGACGTTACCTGGCCGCCATCCTTATAGATACGGAAGTAGGTCGGCCCGAACTCCAGCACATAGGCCTGCTCGACGTTGAACTCGAACGGCACCAAGCGCACGGCGTTGGCGCTGTTCTTCACTTCCGCAACGAAGCGCGTGCCCGGCCGGCGGGTCAGGCCGCCGTGCGGCTGCACGATGAAGTTCTCGACCGTCGCCGCGCCGTTGTCGTACTTCGCAATATCTGTGCGGCCGTACAGCCGCGGCGTGATCTCGCCGGCGGTGAAATTCGCAAAGGCCTTGCTGACCTTTGGCATCAGAACCTCGAACTGATCAGGATATCGCTCTCAGAATAGCTGGCGCGATCGACGTTGATCACGTTGTCGGGCGTCCCTTCGGTCGCATCCACAAAGCGAGCCTCGCCGAGCTTGGCTTCGTACATTGCGAAGAGGCTCTGCGTCAGGGCCGCGCTGTTAACCAGCGCGTAGCTGATATCGGCCGCCAGGCGCGCAGCGAAGGCCTCGGTCAGGAGCTGGTCGTATTCGTTTGGATCGGTGATTCGGGCAACGTAAATGAACTTGAACGGCGTGGTGCTGGAAAGGATCTTTCGCCCCTCCACCTTGTAGACGGTGTCCGGGTCTTCCGGTCGCAGCACACGCAGGCAGTAAGGATCGGTGGGCAGCGTGTGCTGGTAGCTAAACTCGAAAGCGGGCGTGTCGCTGTCAGCGGCAACGCTGGTGCGCCTGATCAGGCAGTTCCACGGGTGCGCGCGGAACACGGCATCGCGAACAAACTGGTAGCGCTGATTGCACACACGCGCGGCGCGGCTGTCCTCGGTGAGCGAGATGATATTGCTCGCCCCGATCATGTTCAGCGCCGAGTTACAAATATCAACGTCAGATGCCATCTCAATTCCTCAAAAGAGAAGGGGGAGCCGAAGCTCCCCCAACCCTATTAGTCGACGACGTACATCATCATCAGCTCGATCGTGCCGGTGCCAGCAGCACCGCCCATCGTAGCCGTGA